CCTTCTTTCCTGGTTGGTTGATGCATGGTATAACGACAAATCAGACAAATCATGATAGAATGAGTTTATCTTTTAATATAGTCTTCGATAGAAACGAGAGCAACTATTAATTATGAAAATACAAACACATGAACATGGGTTTCCATTCATCGTTGTAGATGATTATTTTAATGATGAAGAGATGGAAATATTGTGGAATGAGGTTGATAATCTGTATAAAGAGGACATTTTCTTAGATCCAGTCGACTCTTATAGTGCTTTTGATGCGAATGGCTTCCTAAAAATGAATAAATGCATTCATTTAGACGAATATTTTGCAAAAAAACGGGAAAAATGCGAGATTTTACGCTTAAATCGCAAAATTTTCACAGAAGAGGTCTTACAACAGGGAAAAAGTTGGTTTTTTACCAATTTTATTAAGACTTGCGACTATGATGCTACATTATTGTCATATTATGAAAGTGACAACTATTATAGAGCACATACAGATGCATCAACGGTTACTGGTCTATTTTGGTTCTTTAAAGAACCTAAAAAATTTGAAGGAGGGCAGTTTATATTTCCTGATTATAAGCTTGATATTGAAGTAGTTAGCAATAGAATGATACTTTTCCCATCATTTATTAGGCATCAGGTTCTGGAAGTTAGATTGGATCCAAAATATTCAGGTCAAAATATGGGTAGATGGTGTATGACACATTTTTTAGATTCTAAAACAATGGCAGATATGGCTGAGAATAAAAAAAGACGAGATGTGGAAAAACAGAACCAAATAAAGAAAGATGTGAAAAACGTTATGTTTAATAGATAAATAATAAGGACGTATACCGTCTTTATTCATGAGTGATCCCATTATATTCAAAAGTATAGTACCAAGAGGCAGCTCTGTAGGACCTACTACAGAGGAAATGGAGGCAGCTTATAATAAGACGTATGGAAAGGGTGTGGCAAATAGACCTGTTGATATGTCTGAAGAATTCCGAAAGAATGGTTGGGAACACTGTAAATATTTAATTACAGACCCAAGAAGTGACTATTATCTTAAAAAAAGGGAAGGTGAATAGTGGCATTAAAACCAATAACAGGAGCAGAATTAACCAAAGATAAATCTAGAAGTTTCGCTGATGTTAATATCGCATTTTCTAAAAATAGGTTTACTGATGATTGTTCAAAGGTAACAAATGCAAATGCAATCAAACAATCTATTAAAAATCTAGTTTTAACTAGACCAGGAGAAAAATTATTCAAGAGTAATGTTGGTAGTGGAGTATATCAAAGACTATTTGAACAGTTAGATCCCTTTACACTAGATACAATACAAGGTGAGATCATAAATACCATTAACCAATATGAATCTAGAGTGCAGCTTCTAAGTTGCAAATTAACTCCATTTTATACTGCAGGTAAAGTTTCAGTAACCGTTAAATATAAGGTTGTTGGATTGCCTATTACCGAGTCTATATCATTCGTATTACAGAGACCTAGTTAAATGCAACCGAATAAGTTAACAGCATTAGACTTTGAAGATATCAAAGCTTCTATAAAATCATATCTGAGAACTAGAGATGAGTTTACAGATTATGACTTTAATGGATCTACATTATCATATCTCGTTGATGTTTTAGCGTACAATAGCTATTATTCTGCATTTATGTCTAATATGGCAATGAATGAAGTATTTTTGCCATCATCTACAATTAGAGATAATGTTGTTAATATTGCTAAACTATTAAATTATGTTCCTAGATCAATTACATGTGCTAAAGCATGTGTGATGTTGGAAGTACAGACATCTCAAACTAATCAGGCATATCCTAGTTCAGTTACCTTAAAAAGAGGACCAGTTGCAAGAGGTAGTAATTATATTTGGAATATCTTAGAAGATATTACAGTAGAGGTTGATACTGTAACTGGTAAAGCAACATTTCCTTCAGTTACTATTAATGAAGGGTCTATAATCAATTTTTCGTATACTGTTAATACTTTCCAGACTCAAGAATATAAAATCCCTTCTGAAGACGCTGATATAGAAACTTTAAGAGTTACAGTTAAAGCTAACGAATCTTCTACCACTTCAGACCTTTATAACATGGTAGAAACTGTTACTAACCTAAGTGGTAATACACGTAGTTACTTCCTCTCTGAAGGCGAGGATATGAGGTATCAGGTAAGATTTGGTGATGATAGTATTGGTAGGAAATTGAAAGATGGTGAAGTTATTAATTTTGAATATTTGACTTGTTCTGGAAAAGAAGCAAATGAAGTAACTGGCTTTGGTTATATTGGAACTATGGAAGATAGTAACAATATAGCAGTAGCTAACTCCGATATTATTCTTCATACTAAACAACGTTCTCAAATGGGTGATGACCCAGAAACAATAGAATCTATTAAGTATATGGCTCCAAGATTCTATGCTTCTCAATATAGAGCAGTAACAGCACAGGATTACGCTGTTATTACTAAAAATCTTTATTCTAATGCTGAGTCTGTTGTTGCTTATGGTGGAGATTCTTTAACACCTCCGATATACGGTAAAGTATACGTTGCTGTTAAAACTAAGACTGGATCTCTTTTGAACGACCAATCTAAGAAGGATTTACAGACAAAATTAAGATCATATTCAATGGCATCTATAGATCCTGTTGTTATCGATCCAGATGAGCTTTATATCTATCCTAAAGTCTTTGTTCTTTATGATACTGGTGTAACGAGTAATACTTCTGATATTAAAACAAATATTCAGAATGCTATTAATGATTGGGCTACTCAAACACAAATTAATAATTTCAACTCTACGTTTAGAAACCAACAGTTCCAAAAAGCAATTGCTTTAGCAGATAAGGCAGTTAGTGACGTTTCTGTTCAAACTTCTCTTTTAAAGTATATTAGAGCAGATGCCAACCAGACAAATACTTATTGTATTTCTACTGGTGGTGCTCTTTATAATAGTGCTCCTAGTAATACAGATGGAGCATGTAATAAAGAGCCAGTTATACTTTCTGGAAACTTTAGAACTGCTGATAGACCAGGCATCGATCAATTATTTGAAGATGATGGATTTGGTAAACTAAAAACATTCTATAATACTGGAAATAAGAAGGTATATACTAATAATACTGCTGGTAGTATTAATTACGATACTGGTGAAATATGTATAGGTCCTATTAATATTGTTGGTGCAGGCGATGATGTTCCTGATACAACAAATATGGATTTAACCGATCCTGTAACAGGAATAGGTACTGTTATAGATCCTACTAAATTACCTACGAATTTAAACCTCCCAGTACTCTTTATACCAGGCAATAATACGACAATTCCAGCGTCAACTCCTGGTACTATTATTAATGTAGTTAATCCTGAAGTAACGGTAGCACCAATTGGAACTATTCCACCTACCACTATCCCTCTAAATAGTTTGACACCACAAACATTTAACCAAACACCAACTTTGGTTGAGGTAACTCAGATTACTAATACAGGTGATCCAAACAGCTCGACTTGTTTCTAAAATTAGATGGCAAATACGAATAAGGTCTCTCAGTCAGTTAAATCATTAACTCCTGATTTTATTGAACAGGATTATCCACTGTTTAATAAGTTTATTGAGTACTATTATAGATCTCAAGAAAAGACTGGTCTAGGACAGAATATAGTTAATAATTTCCTACAATATCTGGATATTGATAAACTGGATGTTGGGATTCTTGATGGTGCGACAAAGATTGTAGAACCAATAACTGCGACTGATGATAAGATAATTGTAGAGTCTGTTGATGATTTCTTAGAGAAGAATGGATCATTATTAATTGGTGATGAAGTAGTATATTACGAGAGAACAACAGCTTCACCTAATATTGCGTTAAGTCCAGGTATTTCATATGAACAGGTTCAGTTAAAATGGACTGGTCTTGCAAGTCCATTAGCACTTTTTGATGGTTCTAGGCAGAGATTTCCGTTAACATCACAAGATAATCCTATTGCTCCACCATCTGCACAGCATTTAATTGTTAAAGTATATGGTGAATTACAAGTACCTCTTTTAGATTTTACTGTAGATGGTACTGATATTGTCTTTACTGAGCCTCCTAGAGCAAAATTGGATGCTGATGACACATCTTCCACTACTATAACATATATGAGTGGTTTTATTGAGAGTCCTATAGTACAAATTGATAATATATCAAATAGTTTTGGTGATGATAAGAGACAATTTACTATTACTAGGAACAATGAAAGATATGAACCAGTTATTGATGAATATGTTTATGCGATATATGACAATCAACTTTTAATACCAAAAGAAGAATTTTATATTGACCACGATCAATTTATATTTAAAAATCCACCTTTAAATGGTAGATATTTGGAATTATTTGCTGTTGAAGCACCAATTCCTTCTTTTGGTGCTGATGCTGTAGGATATGCTCGTATTGATGATGCTGGTCAGCTTACAAATATTTCTACAAGTGTTAATGGTAATAATTATCGATATGAGTATCCACCAAAGGTATCAATTAATAGTTTAACTGGTAGTGGTGCTTCTGCAACAGCACTTGTTAATGGTGTTAAAGAAGTTAAGTTATTGGATGGTGGTAAAGGTTATAGTGATACTAATCCACCAACTGTAATTGTTCAAGATCCAACTAAACCTGGTGCAAAAACTTCAGAAATAAAAGCAACAGTCACTAATGGACAAGTTAGTGGTTTAGAAATAGTTAATTCTGGTAGTGGATATACTTTCACACCTAGATTAACTTTTAAGCAACCAGGTGGGGCAAAAATAGGCACTCCAACGATAATTGGGGGTTCTATTAGTGGAACTATTGAAGTTTTAGAGAAGGGATTTGGATATACAACTGTTCCTGAAATATATGTTGATGAACCAACAGGTGAAGATGGTATTAAAGCTTCATTACAGGCAGTAATGGTAGATGGTCAAGTTGAAAGTATTAATATATTAAATTCTGGTCAAGGGTATGAAACTGTTCCTAGAATAGCAATAAAGGATCCTATAGGTGCTCAAGTATTAGAAACTAAGGTTGATGGTGATGGAAGAGTTGTTTCTATTGAATTATTGAGTGGTGGTAGTGGATATGATGATGTTCCTTCTGTATACATCTTAGATGATAGAACAGATGGAACTGGAGCATATGCTGGTGGTACTGGAGCTACTGCAGTTGCATCAATATTCAATGGTAGAATCATTGATATTAATATTGTTAATTTTGGTAGTGGGTATAGTTCTGCACAACCACCAACAATCTTTATTCAATCTCCACCATCCGCAGAAGCTTCTGCTACAGTTGGATTGAATCAGGTTACTGGATTTACAGTAAATCAGAATGGTAGTAAGTATACAAAGGCACAATTTGAAGGTTGTGCTAGAGCAGCAAGTGGTATTACTGCATATACTGAAGATGGTAACGCAGTTTTCACAAATGACACTGTTGCAACAGCTGCAGAGGTTGATACTGCAGTAAAATGCTTAGATCAACTCTTTGTTAAGAGACTTCTTGACAAATATACAGAACAATTCCTTCCAGATGTTCCAAGTTTAGATTATACAAAGATTGATGTAAGAAATGCTATAAAATCAATTAAAGATTTTTATTCATCTAAAGGTACATCTTTTAGTATTGCGTATCTCTTTAAGTTATTATATGGTGAAACTGTAAGTATTTCTTATCCAAAAGATCAAATTATTAAGCCATCTAACGCTACTTGGTCTATTGACACCATTCTTCGTGCATCTTTAGTTAGTGGTGATCCTCGTGATATTAAAGATGGACTTATAGTTCAAGAAGCTGATATTGCTGATCCTAATGTTCAAGCAGCAAGTGCTCTTGTAGAGAATTTTATTTCTATTAAAACCTCTGAATTAGAGATTTTTGAACTTGTTTTATCCGAAGAAACGATTAATGGTACTTTTACTGTACCTTATAAGACAAGATTAGGTGAGCCTTTAAACGAAACTGATAGTATTATTACAGTTGACTCTACTATTGGTTGGCCAGAAAGAAATGGTGAGTTTGTTATTGGTGATAGTGAGGTTGTACAATATAAGGAAAAATCATTAAACCAGTTTATTGAATGTACTCGTTCTGTTAATGGTGTTGTAGAAGATTGGGATTCTGCTACTGAAGTAAAGTCTAATTTTAGAATTTACATTAATAAGGGTACTCTTCAAGAAGTTGTGATGAATATTGTTGGTATCGTTGATGCTCAACAAACAACTTTAACTGATACTGGATCTTACTATCTTCCTGGTGATAAATTAACAGTTTCTAAGTTGGGTGGTACTGGTGTTGGTCCAGATTTGACAACTTGGTTATATAACGTTAAAAAATTAATTGAAGTTACATCTATCACTTATGGTGGTGTTAACAATCAATCTGCTACTGTAACTTGTGCTAATCCTCATGGTCTATTGGTTGGGGATCAGGTTACAATTTATGGTGCTAACCCAATCATCTATAACGGATCTTTCCTTGTAACATCTAGAGATGGTGAGTATGTTTTCCAATATAATTTGGTACAACCTGCTACTGTTGAACCACAAGGTAATATTCTTGTATCTATTGACCTTAATAAAGGTAAATCTCTTAATAGTGCTATTTTTAATGCTATTAGTCCTTATACTACAAACGTACAGAACTCATTCTTTAATGATGATTATGTATATGTTGCTTCTACAGGTATTCCAAACTATGAAATTGGTCCTTTCCCAGGATCTGCACTTCTTCCAGGTAACCAGCGTAAGTTAAATAGGTTCCCTAAACTTGCACAAACAATTTCAACTAAAGACCTTATTAAGCCTGGTCCTATTGGTACATGGGTTAATGGTGTCTCTATATGGTCTTATAAGTCAGATTTAAGCAAGACATTTGGTGCTGTAACGAGTATTAATATATTAAATTCAGGTAAAGATTATGATGCTGCTTCTCCTCCAGCAATTACGGTATCTGGTGGTGGAGGTACTGGAGCAACGGCAGCAGTAACTGTTGATGGTTCTATTAGTGAAATTACAGTTACAGAAGGTGGTTCTGGTTATACAACCTCACCATTGGTATCTATAGTCGGTGGTAATGGGTCTGGAGCTGCTGCTACGGCAATTATTACTAAAGGTGAAGTTTCACGTATTCTAATCAATACTGGAGGTACTGGTTATACTTCACAACCTTCTATTACTATTGTTGGTGGAGGTGGTACTGGAGCACAAGGTACAGCTTCCGTACGTGGTC